TACAAACAATGCTCAGATACCTTTTCGTTTTCTTCCATGTATGACCGCTGGATTAGCTTATTACATTGCTATGAAAAAAACGCCAGACAGAATTCAATTATTAAAACAAGTCTATGAAGATGAATTTCAAAGAGCGGCTAATACTGATGGTGAAAGAACAAGTGTTTTCTTAACACCTAAATCATACTTACCGAGTGTGTAATGGGAAAATACGCAACAGGTAAATTTTCACAGAGAATTTCTGACAGATCAGGTATGGCTTTTCCATACAATGAAATGGTAAAAGAATGGAATGGATCTACAGTTCACATAAGTGAGTACGAAGAAAAACACCCACAATTAGAGCCTTTGCCTATTATTGATGATCCTCAAGCTTTAGAAAACGCTAGAGGTCAAATTGCTGATTCAAGAGTTTTTGTAGGTAAAATAGGTGTTAACACAAATTTATTTGCCAGTGTAGGTATGCAGCCTAAAAAAGAAGCAAAAGAAACAAGATTGCAGAGTTTTGCTGGAAATGTTACAGTGAGCACATCATGAGTGATTACACTGATTTACTAAGTAATGTTAGAGATTACACGGAGACTACATCTGATGTATTAACAGATGCAATCATAAATCAATTTATTGTCTCAGTAGAAGACAAGTTAAGAAGAACTGTCGATATAAATTATTATAGAAGATATGACACAGCAACTTTAACAGTAAATAATCCATTTTTACCGCTTCCTGCTGATTGGGAAGCAACGAGATATGTTCAGTTAATAGATGGATCTGATAACAGAACATTCTTGATACAAAAGGATATTTCCTTTATGAATGAATTTGCGCCAAATAGGACATCCACAGCAGCAGGTACTCCAAAGTATTACGCTGTTTATGATGATGACACACATATGTTGGCACCAACCCCGAACGCTGCATTAACTGTAGAGCTCGCATACACGTACAAGCCACCTGTCTTGTCCAGTACGACAACATCGAATTGGGTTAGTCAGAACGCTCCAAACGT